CCGATCAGTAAGAGATGATTAGTTAAACTGAGATAAGGCCACCCATCTAAGGGTGGGTGGTCGTATCTCCTATTGCGAGCGGGGCTAGGAGTCCTGTCCTCGCGGGGAGAATGAAATGGCAGATGCAGTAACATCCCAAACGATCCAAGATGGCGACCGAATCGCCGTTATGAAGTTCACCAACATCTCCGATGGCACAGGCGAAAGTGCCGTAAACAAGGTAGATGTTTCCGCCCTCCAGTCCGAATCCGGCACCGGAAAAGCCTGCGCTGGAGCTACAATCCAGCAGATATGGTATGACTGCTCCGGTATGACCGTAGATATTCTGTGGGATGCCACTAGTAATGCTCTCTGCTGGACCCTTAGCGGATATGGCTTCTACGATTTCCGACAGGCTGGACCCCTCACGAATAATGCTGGGTCGGGCAAGACGGGAGATATTTTATTCACCACTACGGGCCATTCAAGCGGCGACCGATATACCGTGATGGTGGCTCTGAGGAAGAGCTACTAATGGCTAAGAAAAAAGAGAGTAGTGTTCCTGAGTACAACGAGGTTGCCAAGAAAAAGGCAGAAGCTGATCACAACTGGGGATATTACAGTAGGCTCGCAGAAAACTATCCTGATCACGAAGAAGAGGTTGGGCATACAAGTCATATTGCTGATAAGTATCCCGACTGGAGAGCATTCTAATGCCATTTAAGAGTGAGAAGCAGAGACGGTATATGCATGCTAATGAGCCTAAGGTAGCGGATAGGTGGGAAAAATACGCAGATGGCGGCATGATTAAGAAGCTTGCTAAGAGTGTCAGGTTCAGGGATCTCCCCGGATTGAGAAGCGGTGGGGTTATTTCAACTGGATCTACCACACCTAGTGGTGTTGTAAATGCGAATAAGGCCGCCTGCAAAAAGTTCATGGATAACTAATGGCTACCTCAGGAACTGCGACATTCAATCTTGAGATCTCAGAGGTTATCGAAGAAGCGTTTGAGAGATGCGGCCTTCAGTCGAAGACGGGCTATGATATCGAAACGGCTCGTCGCTCTCTGAATCTAATGAGTCTTGAGTGGGCAAACCGTGGACTCAACTTCTGGTGCGTAGAGCAAGATACTGCCAGTACAGTTGCTGGTACTTCCAGCTATACGCTACCAGCGGATACGATTGATCTGATTCAATACTGGATTCGCGAAGGAACGGGTACATCACAGAATGATCAGCCCCTTTCAAGGTTCAGTGTATCCCAATACTCCACGATACCTAATAAGCTTACCCAAGGGCGTCCTGTAAATATCTATATTGATAAACAGGCTGCTGCTCCGGTCGCATATTTATGGCCGACACCAGACAAGGTATACACATTCGCTTATCAGAAGATAAGGAGAATCGAAGATACAGGAGCAGTAGGATCTACGAATCCCGATGTTCCTGCCCGTTTTCTTCCTGCACTTGTCTCCGGCTTAGCATATCATATTGCACAGAAGAGGCCCGAAGCGTTTGGAAGATCTGCCGAGCTTAAGGCTGAGTATGAAATACAGTGGGATCTGGCACAGTCGGGGGATCGTGATAGAGCCTCTGTACACTTTGTGCCCGGAGGGTATTCCTGATGGCTAGATTTGCTAACGGGAAATATGCGTTCGGGTTCTGCGACCGTACTGGATTCAGATATAAGCTGAAAGATTTGGTGCCCCAGATTAAGGCTGGGCGTATGACTGGACTGATGGTCGGAAGGGATATGCTTGATGAAGATCAGCCACAGAACTTTCTAGGCAGGCTTGGTGACTATGCTGATCCGCAGGCTCTTAGGAATGCTAGACCTGATATAGCACAGGATACCAGTAGAAGGCTCTTTGCATTTGACCCTGTAGGGAACGGGGGCGCAGGTGGGGGAGGCAACCTCATAGCACATGGACAGGTGGGCGTTGTGAAGGTGACTACATGACTTACGCTGAACTAACTGCGGCTATTAAAGACTACGCGAATAACACTGAAACAGCTTTTGTTGCAGCTATTCCCACATTTGTAAAGCAAGCTGAACAACGTATCTATCGTTCGGTTAACCTGCCTGTAAATCGTAAGAACGTGGCAGGTACATTGACGGATGGAAATGCGTATCTAGCTATGCCTTCGGACTTTCTTTTTCCGTTGTCTTTGTCGATCACAAGTTCCAGCAACCAGATATTTTTATTGAATAAGGATGTGAACTTTATCAGATCGACATATCCAAATGCGTCTACAGAAGGTACTCCGAAGTATTATGGGGTATTTGATAAGGATACCTTCATTATCGGGCCTACGCCTGATGCGAACTATGTGACAGAGCTTCACTACTACTATCAGCCTGCGACTATCGTTGATCTAACAGATACTTCTAATACGTCTTGGCTTGGAACCAATGCTGACACGGTTCTGCTATATGGCTCTCTCGTAGAGGCATATACCTACATGAAGGGTGACCCGGATATGATGCAGGTATACCAACAGAGATATCAGGAAGCACTGTCCCTTCTCAAGGTACAGGCCGAAGGACGCATGACTGGTGATGAGTATCGTGATGGCACGATAAGGGTGGCTAAGGCATGATTAACGGCGAGGTCGGTAATGTGATTGTAACAACTTCACATAATTCTACTTTGGGGCCGGAGTATTGGGCTGACTGTGCTACGGAACGGGTTATTTCTATAGGGGAGGATGCTCATCCGTTGATTGTGGATCAGGCGAAGGCGTTCAAGGATCGTATTCGCAAGGTTTTCAGCCACTATATGGAGACGGCGATCAAAGAGGATCGCTCCAAGGTAATCACCCTGCTACGTTCAGCAGGTCATAATGATTTAGCTAATTCAGTGGAGAAGTTGTAATGGCTATTACTCAAGCGATGTGTACGTCTTTTAAGAAGGAATTGCTGGAGGCGAAGCATAATTTCCTCCTTTCCGGTGGAAATACATTCAAGATTGCATTGTTTACAAGCAGTGCATCACTAGGTGCTGGAACTACTGCGTGGGCTAGTAGTGGGATAAATGAAATTACTGGTACAAATTATACTAATGGGGGGAACTCGTTAACACGGGTTGATCCTTCCAGTGGCAGTACTACTGGCTTTACCGATTTCGCTAATACTGAGTGGACTACGGCAACATTTACTGCTAGGGGGGCATTGATCTATAACAGTAGTTCATCTAATAGGGCGGTTATTGTTCTGGATTTCGGTGCAGACAAGACTGCCACTGCTGGTACGTTCACGATTACTTTCCCAACGCCAGATGCAGATGATGCGATTATCCGTATAGCGTAGTATGGCAAGTATAACTGGTTGGGGCCGTTCTACTTGGGGTTCCGGTACATGGGGTGAGCCAGTTTCCGTTGATGTAACGGGTATAGCTGGGACGGGTGCAGTAGGTGCTGAATCGGTAACAATAGATGTTAATATTACTGAGACAGGCTTGGCGGGAACGGGTGCAGTAGGTGCTGAATCGGTAACAATAGATGTCAGTATCGCTGAGACAGGTCTAGCGGCAACAGGTAGTGTAGGAAGTGAATCGGTAAGAATAGATGTCAGTATCGCTGAGACAGGTCTAGCAGGTACTGGGGCAGTAGGTGCTGAATCGGTAACAATAGATGTCAGTATCGAAGAGACAGGTCTAGCAGGTACTGGTGGTGTGGGTTCGGTAACGGCAACTGGCGGAACCGGAGTCACTGTAAGTGTTACTGGAGTAGCAGGAACGACAGGACTATCAAGTGTACAGATTTGGGGAGAAATAGATGATTCACAAACACCAAATTGGTCTGCAATCAGCGACTCACAGACACCCGGATGGTCAGTGGTTTCAGACTCACAGACACCTGATTGGGAGTTAATACCTGTATGATCATAAGTAGCACTGCATGGTTCGTTCTTGCACTTCACTTACCAGTGATACTGTGGGCCGCACTACTAGATGACTTTGCCATGTTCAGTATGTGGGCAAATAGGTATCTACGGCCTCGTCTCCCTGCCCTTCTCAAGAGCGGCAAGGAATGGACAACATGGGTACATCATGCGCTGATCGCGGCACTCATCACACTTTATGTTGTACTCTGGGCGATAATTCTGCCGGATAGTGTGGTTACTGGCGCACGAATCGGATCAGGTATTGCGTTTGCACTTTATGGAGTAAAGGAAGTCTATGATTGGCGTCATCATGTAAAGAAAGGTACGCCGGGAAAATGGGACTTGCCTTACGGTTGGGGGGTTGATGGTGTCATGGACACCCTTGGTCCTATCTTGATACATCTTTGGACTTGGACGCTATAGGAACAAGACATGGGATATGATAACAATCTAAGATTATTGGAGATTGCGACGGGTGCTGAATCGGGTACTTGGGGCACTAAAACCAACACAAACCTTGGGCTTATAGCGGATGCGCTTGGCTATGCTACCAAGTCTTTGACCACGGACACTGATGCTCAAACTCTCACAATAGAAGATGGTACTGCGACAGATGCTGAAGCGAGGGCACTCTATCTCAAGATTACTGGAGCATTGGATTCGGTTCCCGTTGTTACACTGGCACCGAATGATGTTAAGAAGGTTTGGATTATTGAGAATGCCACAACAGATTCTGGTAGTTCTGGTCCGTATAGCATACAGATAAGTCAGGGTACTGGTGACAATGTTACAATCGGTAACGGTAAGGCCGCAGTAGTTTATACTGATGGTGCTGGTGGTGGTGCGGATGTTAAGGAGGCGTTCGCTAACTTAAAAATAGGGCCTTCTTTAACTGTTGGTAATGCAGCGGCTGAAGATACCAAGGTCGTGTTCGATGGTAATGCACAGGATTACTACGTTGGACTGGA